CTCTCTCCGATTGGACGAACATCGACGCACTCGATCAGCTCTTCAATCAGATGACGGACCCTGACTCGGGTGAGCCGATTGTGATCTCTCCGAAGGTGCTCTTGGTGCCTAAGGCTTTGGAGATCATGGCGAAGCGAGTTCAGAACGCCACGATGACGATCCACAGCGGAAGCAACCGCGAGACTCGTGTTGAGGGCTACAACAGCTTGAAGAACGCCTTCGCTGTCATCAGCTCCCAATACGTCAAGGCTCGCACGAGCAGCGACACGAGCTACTTCTACGGCGACCCGAAGAACGCGTTCGTATACATGCAAAATTGGCCCCTCAAGGTCGAGCAAGAAACGGCCACCGGACCGCTCGGTTTCAGCCGAGACATCGTAGCCCGTTACAAGGCTAGCGAACGCGGTGCGGCTGGCGTTCAGGATCGATTGCAGATGACCAAGTCGACTCCGTAGGTTGCAACGGACGACGAAATCGCAGAAGCTATTCGGGCCGGCTGTCACTTTAAGACAGTCGGCCTGTTTCATGTCTCAGGCATAGGGGCCGCGTAGATGGCAACTGCAAGCACTCAGGAAAAGTCGGTAGAGTCAAGCCTCGACAGCGAGGTAAAAGCAATCAAGGATCAAGTCAGCAAGTCGGCACAACCGAAGCGGAACGCCGCATCGACGACAGACCTCTTGGAGGCAGAGCTGCGACAACAGCAGGACGCGCTCGACCCTCCTCTTCCGCAGAGCAGTGCTACGACATCTGCAACGCTCCTCCCGAACAGTCAGGTCTCGGTCGAAGAGCTTCTGAAGAAAATGGCTGAGACGGAGGCCGAGCTGGCTCGCGTAACGGCTGAGCGAGATGAGGCTCGCGAGCAAGCAGAGGCGATGAGTAATCGCCGCGTCTCGAAGTCCGAGCCTCTGCGAATCAAGGGCTCTACCTATCTCTTCGAGGTCGGTCCTGTGAAGGCGAAGGATTACCCGCATTTGCCGGTCGTTCAGATTGAAACGATCGACGAGTCGGAGGCGATTCGCTGGTACGCTGCAACGCATGAGCATCCTCCGCAATCGGGCCGCCAAGTCGACCTCGTGGCCGTGAAGATGCAAGCTAGATGCATCGACCCGAAGCGCGCTCAGGCGATCATGATTCAAAAGCAGATTTCTATCTTGCGTCAGAAGGTCGAGCAAAACCAAGCTCTGACTGAACGTGAGCAACAGATGGTCCAGGAGTTCCACGAGAAGATCTACGGCATCGCAAGCCTGTAGAGACGCTCGCTCGTACTAAACGTTTAGTTTTTCATTCAAGGTCTAGGTCATGAACACGTTCGGAAAAGAAAAAGCGGAAGATGGCGAGAGCCTGTTCTCGGTTCTCATCAACGGGGTCGAGTTTCAAGGCTTCGCTCCTGAAGAAGGAGAAGCGATTCGGCGCTGCCGCGACGAGCATGGGCTCTCTGAGGTCGCATCTCAGTCAGCTCGCAAGGTGGAAGCCGCAGAGGCTCCTGCAGGGCACGAAGAGCCAGGAGACCTGAAGGACGAAGGCGAAGACGGCAACGCAGACCCGAACGCGGGAGGTAAGCCGCCTATCTCTGCTGACAAGATCGAAGCAATCCGCGCGACGATCAAGACGAACCCGACCGCCACGAACAAGGCGATCGTCGAAGCTCTCGCAAGCGTTGGTATTTCCGTGAGATCAACCGACGTAACTTGGGTTAAGACGAACTCGCATGCTTGAGGCGCAGCTTCGCAACCTGCTCGAACTCGTAGCTTCCTAGGAGACTTGTCATGGCCAGCCCGCTTGTAACTCGTGCGCTAAAGGTTCGCCAAGAACTAGCAGACTTGGATGAGAGCAAAGCGGGCGGCCTGCCGAACATCGTAGGAGCCGGCGGGGCTGTGGTCGATCACAATAAGTACAAGATGGGGCTCTACGATGAGCTTGAGTTCTTATACAAGCGACTCGGAGTAGAAAACGACGATCAGTTCGAGGCTCTCGTCGCAGGTGAGCAGTTCCGCGGATTCGAGATCGAGACTGAGCTAGGAGCCTAACGCATGGCCCCGCAGAGACCTTATCGAGACATGTACGCAGACCAGTGGCGATACATGGAGCACATTGTCGAGGCTCGCTGGGAGTTCGGAGGTCAGAGAGTCTTCTCGGGCGATCGACCGGACGCGCCGCAAGACGGCGTCATGGTTGGGAAGGCAGACCCGACGCAGAATCAGATTGCGGTTGCGGCTTCGAGCTTCGGATACAACACGACCGACAAGGTTCTGACTGTCTGGGCGAAAACGCTCTCTGAAGAGTACCTGTTCGCTCCTGCTGTCGATGATCGCATTATCGTACTGGACGAGGATACGAAGGAGCCTGTAGAGCGCTGGATGATTCAGTCTGTCCAAGAGGTCAACTTCGGTTCTCAGTTCGTCTGCTATTGCCGGTTGTCGCCGCTCACGAGGAACCCTGCCAATGCCGCTCCCGAGGCGATTTAACGCAGAGGACGCAGAGGAGGCTCTGTTGCAGTGGGCCGACGAGGTATTGCATGCGGACCTCGAAAAACCGATTCGCAAGTGCGTACCTGTCCTAACAGACGACTTCGAGGCGCACTTCCTACAGAGCATGGGCCCGACCGGTAAATGGGCTCCTCGGAAAGACAAGAAGCCTCACCCTCTTCTGATAAAAACAGGCAAGCTCATCGAGGCCGCGCGTGACACGGGGAACCCTGCGAATATCCACACGGTGGTAGCGAACGAGCTAACGATAGGGGTCTCGTCAGTTGTCCACTATGCAGGTTATCAGCAAGATGGGACTCGCAACAAAGACGGTTCCTTGAGGATGGTAGCTCGACCTTTTATCTGGGTGAGCGACGCAGCCTTGAACCAGTGCGAGGAGAAGCTCGCCGAGGCTTGTTACATTCTCTTCGTAGGTGGGTAATGGCTCTTCTATCGAGACGATTCAAAGTAGCTGAAGCGATCAAGGCAACCTTGGACGCAGACACAGATCTTCGGGACGCTCTCGGAGGCGGGTCGAATGCGATCTCGTGGAAGATTCGCAAGCAGGCAGTTCACTCAGGAGCAAACTGGCTGTTCGGTGCGTATGTCTGCCCGTCGCTGGTTGACCTGAATGAGCGTTGGGAGAATGCCAAGGACTCGGTAACGATCAGAACGTTCGTCGGCATGATCGACCCGAACTCGGACGGAGATCTTGAGACGAACATGGAGCGCAGCCTCGGCATCATCGAGCGCGTTGAGGACATCTTCAGGAACAAAGCTGGTTCAGATATGCCTGCTAGGTTCAGGACGCTAACCGCAACGTGGGAAGGTGACAACAAGGGCTCCGTCGAGAGACTCGATTACGAACCCGGCGGGGCGTTCCTAGCGACACTCCTACAGGCCGGATACGATGCTTGCGGAGTGGTTATCACCACGCAGATTACAGTGGTCCGTCGAAACGTCTCAAACCTGGGAGCATAGGCATGGCAGAGGATACGAGCACGAACGAAAACGTACAGGCACAAGCGAGCACAGCTAAGCAGGCCGCTCCGATCGTTCCTACGACGTGGGAAGCATCAGGTCAGGGTTGGAAGCTGTTCTGTGAGTGCGAGCTGCGTAGCGACGCCGTAGAGCTTGTCAAAGCCTATACCCATGTCGACGACGAGGCCGCGTTCGTATTCTCGAAGCGCACGGTCTCGGTCCCTGCAGGAGAACCGATTCTTCGTAAGCTCGGCTACGATGAAGTCCCTCAAGAGGACGCAGACGGAAAGAAGATTGCACCGAAAAAAGTCCTGCGCTGGTCGAGATCCTACAGGGTCTCGGAGGCGCGCTCGTACTAAACGTTTAGTTTTTCCGAAAGAGGTATCACTATGGGTCAGGCATGCAATACGCTCGTCTATGGAGCAACAGACTCTGGGTTCTCCACTGACAAGATCACGCTCGGTTGCGTCGACTGCGACCTGATCGGTGACCGCATGTTCGGCGTCTCTCAAGGTCTCACAGGGGACCGGCAAGAGTTGGCCTGCAAGGCAGCGATCCTCGGTGAGACAGTCTCCGGCGGGTTCAATATCAAGCCGACGCCCGCCGAGTTCGACTGGATCTTGGACCGTGCCATCGGAAGCAATACCGGAACGCCTTGGCTGATAGGAACTACACTGCCCTCCTATCACCTGTGGATCAAGAAGGGAGGACTGCAGACCTTCCTCTATGCAGGCTTGCGGACTAACCGGCTAATCATCTCCGGTAACGAGCTGGACTTCCTGAACGTTCGCGTCGATACGATGGGGCAAGCAGAGACGGAAGTCTCGGACCCGTCATCGCCTGCGGCTCTCGACTGTGCAGCGACATTCGCATTCTCAACGATCGTTCTCACGATCGGAGGCACTGCGTTCCTTCTCAAATCGTTTCAGCTAACGATCGACAATCGCATTCAGGCGCAGCAGCAAGAGAACAATGCGACGCGCCAGATCTTCGAGGCCGGTCGGCTCGGTGTATCGCTCAACGTAACGTGCGGCTATCGCTCGGATACGAAGGCGCTCTACCGTAAAGGCATTGCAGGCGATGATAACTGCACGCTCGCAATCACAAACGGGACATCGACCTACACGTTCTCATTCGGCAACCTGAAGATACCGACAAGCGGACCTAAGGTTCCTGCTGACGGCGAAGTGACAATGGACCTCACGATGAACTCGTACAAGTCCACTAACGGGACGTACCCGCAATTGAAGATCGTTAAGGTTTAATCGACGTTCGGTTAGACGGCAGACATCACAGCTTCACAGGCATGGGGCAAGACAGAATGAGCACAGCAGCGACGAAACAAGGCTCCTGGAACGATGCGATTATCGAGATTGGATTCGTTCAGGAGGGTTACATCTCAGAGGACAAGGGAAGGCATCCGGCTTGCAAGTTTACTTTCGTTCCGCTTCTGATCGAGGAAGTAGAGGAAGTCGACGCAATGCTGCGAGGGGAGACGAAGAACTACTCCCCAGGGAAGCAGATGGTCGAGCTTGCTCGTACGGTGTGCTCTCAGCTTCGGAGCTGGGACATCGAAGGCAAGGAGATCACCCACGAGAACCTGCGCCGCATTCGTCCTGCAATGCTGCTCAAGATGTATCGGCAGATTGCGAACAAAGACTCCATCCCTGAGTCGCCAGACAAGGAACTGAACGACTACGAGCCTCTCGGTGATAGGCTGGGAAAATCGTAAAGGCGTTCGCTCTTAGGCTGACGAATCCTGCAGTCGGGTATCGGCCTTGTGACGTATGCCGCAAAGTTCACTTTGACGAAAAGACAGGGAGGCCAGAGAAGACTCTCTCGGGCGACTATATCTTGAGAGTCCTTCCGCCTCCTTGTGAAGGCTTGGTTGGTTGTCCTAAGGGGCACTGGAAGCAAGAAGTAAAGGTCAGTCATCTAGAAGAGCGACTGATTGATGCGTACTGGGCTGCACGCGCCGGGCAACCGATGCTCAGTGAACAAGAGCGGAGGTTGCCCTTCGTGCTGAAAGCATTCGCGGAGTTCGAGAAGATCAGAGACACGGTTGCACAGACGGCACTCGCAGAGATCGTCGTTAAGGCCACACTGAGAGGATAGTCATGGCTCCGCGCGATGTAACGTTTAAGCTGACTGCAACCGTCGATCCTGCGTTCAAGGAAGTAGCGCGTCGCTTCGGGGAATCGATTCAGCAGGTTTACGACGAGATCAAACGCGCTGACAGCCTGACAGGCAAGGCAGCCGTCGCTGATCTCACAAAGACTGTAACGGCTACGAAGCAAGTTCTCTCAGAGGTCCGCTCTATGGCGGATCAGGCTGCAGCGGCATCCGAGGGAGCGCTGCTCGTCAACGAGAGACTGCTGCGCTCTGCTGCTGCGATAACTGACTTGTCGGCTAGCAAGCAGGCGGCTGCAGATAACGTCAAGGTGAACACGGATTCACTTTCTCAGATCGATCAGGCGAGAGCCAAGGTAGAATCGTTCGAGCAACAGCGACGAGACAAGTCGATTCAAAAGGTACGCGCGCTCGAAGCTGAGAAGCTCCGCATCATGCAAGCCTCGGCCGATGCTACTCGCATGACGCTTGAGATGGCAGAGAAGTCAGGGGCGAACCTTACTGATGAGCAGCGGCAGACTTTGCGAGTTCATCTCGAAGAGAAGATCGCAGGAGAGCTTGAGCGCATCGACAAGAAGATCACAGCAGCGAAAGAGCAGGAAGCAAGAAGACGCGCTGCTATCGACGAGCGAGAAGCTAAGCGGCAGCTATCAGCGGCAGAGAAGGCACAGAAAGCCACCGAGGCAGCGGCAGAGAAGGAAGCCAAGGCGAACGCTGCTGCAGCTCGTAAGGCTGTAGAGGCACGAGAGACAGCTCTTGCATCTGTAGAGCGTTTCACTCGCAAGCAGCAGGCATCTCTGAGGGAGTCGGCAATCGCAGCCGCCGAATTGGGCGAAAGCGTTATGCGGTTCGCTCGCGGCATGGTTGCAGCGGGTCTCGTAGGAGAGAAGGATCTCGACAAGATCAAAGACAGGTTGCTGGCTATTCAAGCTGCGTTCGACATGGTGGGAGGAGGAATACAGGTTTTCCTGAAGCTCACTCGAACCATCGACGGCTTGAGAGCTTCTCTCATCGCCGCGACGGCAGCGCAGACGGCTCTAAACGTTGCACAAGGTCTCGGAGTCGGTGGAGCTGCTGCAGGAGGAGCACGAGCAGCGAGCGCGGCTGCCGCTAACTCTGCGTCCAACATCGCATTCACGACGGGCACGAGCGCTGTGGCAGGTATGGCAGGGCATCACGTTGTTACGGGTGCAAGTGGAGGTTCTGCTGTAGCCGGCTCGGCTACTTCCGCAGGATCGGCGCTCGCAGCGCTCGCATCCTCCGCGGTGATCCTGACAAGCATCATCGACACGATACGAGGAGCCGCATCAGGGCAGGGGCTCAACTTCAAGCAGGGCAGCGCATCGCAACAAGGCTGGTCAACGTTCGGTCAGATGATTGTTCCGTTGGCAGGCTGGATCGACGAGACTGTAGGGCTCAATACTAACGCTGCTCAGGCGAACAGGTCCGCGCGTGAATCAAGCAAGGCAGAGAAGCGAGCAGCAGCGCGAGCTGACATGGCTGCGCGTAACTCTGAAATGGAGCAGAGTATCGCAGGCCAGATGACGCACTCTGCAGGCCAGGCCATGCAACAGCGGGATGCGAAGTTCGATCTCGCTACGTCGGACATGACAGCAGCCGAAAAGGCGTTGGCTATCAGGAAGGAGATCGCTGCAGAGGAGCAGCGTATCAAGCAGGTCAGAGAGCAGGCAGGACAAGTAGACGAGCGGCTTAGCTCGATTCGAGAAGCGATGCTCGCAGACGCCGCGCACGGCGAAGAGCGAATCATCAACCTGATGAAGAAGGAGATCGACGCAACTCGCGAAGTCTCACGAGAGAAGAAGCGAGGAGCTGAGGAGGCTCTCAGGGCAACAGAGAAACAACTCAGCTTGGCACAACAGGCGACAGAGGACGCTCGCAAGAGTCTGATGAGCGCACGGGAACGCTTCGGCATGATGAGCCAGGAAGAGCAGCAGGAAGTCTTGCAGCTCGCGAATCGTGCAAAGCGGGGAGGTCGACTAAACGAAGAGGAGCTTCGCAAGCTTCAAGGCTTGGGTCTAGGTTCAACCGATGCTCTTGTTCAACGTGAGGCAGGAAGACGCGCTGACGAGGCAGGCTTCGGCATGTTGTCTCGTGACGATCGACGCAACCTAGGACAGCTCGAACGCACTCAGCATCAGCTCGAAGTGAAGGTCAACGCAGAGCGGCAGTTCATCGTTAACATCGTAGAGAGCGGGGACCGTCAGGTAGCTGTCTTATCAAAAATGGTTTCAGACGCGCTGAACGCTCGCGACAAGAAGATCGCAGACGACTTCAAGGCTCAACAGCAACAGCTAAACCAACTCGACCAACGCATGAAGAACGGCGCAGGAAGGGGCTAGTATGTTTCTAAAAGTAGGAGGAGAGATTCGCTCGATCGCGGAAGTGAAAACAGCTCCGCAGTACAAGCTATTTTACGCGGGCAATCGCAGCCTCTACAAGCTAGGCGTAACGATCACAATCGACGGCCGTATCGTCCTGCAAGACAACGCAACGCAAACTCAGATGACGGCGGAGATCAATCGACTAACGAGGGCTCTCTCGACTCCTCGACCGGACGTTGTATTGCTCAACGATGACGGAGTGACTCCTTCTGCGTTCGCGTTCTATGCGAACCAATGCATCGACGGCCCGAACCTGCAAGAGCTGAGCTTCTCGACAAGCGACTCATCAGTCTACTCGGCAAGCCAGCCCTACACGGCCACGTACTACGCGGAGAGCCTTGTAACGACAGGCTCGCAGATCGTCGAGTTCAAGGAGATGATCGACTGCGACCCAGGGGGAGAGGAACGCGTCATGGTTGGCGGCGCTGTCAACTTGCCTGAGCGACAAATCGGAAGACAGTACGCGCCTTGGAAGTACACGCAACAAGGAACAGCAGTAGGGCTCTTCGCTTACCCTGAAGTCCCTCCTCCGCTGTGGCCTGGGTTCTTAGTCAAAGATGAGCCGCGAGTGATGGACGAGTCTCCTGATACGCAGGGACCGATACCGATGAACTTTCGCCGCTCATGGGTCTATCAATACGAGTCCCCGTTCAAGCTCTACGGAGCGCCTCATTTCCTCTAAGGGTTCAATATGTCTGTAAAGCAATGGATCGGAGCGGCGGACTCGGTCGCCCAAATCACGCGAGTCTCGTTCAGTGCCTACACTGCAGGCGTAACGTATAAGATCATCTGCAATAACAAGGTGGTCAGCTACGTGGCCGCGTTGTCTACATCAGCAGACGTTCTTCAGGGGCTCGTCTCGGCATGGAACGCATCTGCTTACCCTGAAGTGCTCGAAGCGATAGCCGAGTACGATTCTGTTACTCCTGCAGTGAAGCTCACGAGTCGCGTTGCAGGAACTCCGTTCACGGTGACAGGAGCATCGAGCGGAGCGCCTACAGCTACCGTGACAGCAAGCCAAGCGGCATCGGGCCCGAACGATTTCAACACAGCGGCGAACTGGCTCGGAGGCGTGGCTCCCATTGCCAATGACGATATCCTCATTAAGGACTCGACGGTTAGCATCCTGTACGGGCTCGATCAGAGTTCAACAGCGTATGCAACGATCAAGGTCGAAGCATCGTTCACAGGTCAGATCGG